TTATGAAAGAAGGTAAAATAAAATGAGATGCTTAGCTTGCAACAAAATCCTAAATGATTTTGAAGCAACAAGAAAATCTGCAATAACTGGGGAATACATTGATCTTTGTAATCATTGTTTTCAACCAGTAGAACGTGATGTAGAAGCTATCGTTAGAGAAGATCTCAGAGATGAAGATTCTTTTGAAGATGATATAGAACTCGATGACTTACAAGGAGAAATATTTACAAATGACTTCCAAGAATGATATAACTGGTGACTGGATCAAATCTAAACCACACTCTAAACAATTCGATGAAAACTTTGATCGTATCTTTGGTAAAAAAGAAAAAACTAAATTACCTGAATATGAACTTGATAAATCTACTGGAGAGGTCATAAAGAAAAATGAAAACACCTGACGCTTGGTTATATGAAGAATATGATACCAATGGTAACCTAAGGGTTCATCATATCTGGACATTTTTACCTTCTGATCTTAAACAGACTATGAAGATTAAAGATGTTCACCATGTAGAATTAACTCCTTTGTATAAAGATTTGACTCATAAACAAATCTATAACAAAGAAAATAAATATGACTCTAAAAAACTTACCGAAGCTTTTTGTGGTCATTAACGACATACGATTGTCAGCGGGCCGGCAGGCTAGTCTGCAATCTATGGAGTATCTATGTCATTTATAAAACATACTAACTGTCCTAGTTGTGGCAGTAAAGATAACTTAGCAGAGTATACTGATGGGTCATATTGTTTTGGTTGTGGTTATACCAAAAAAAATAATGACTTGGCATCCATTCGTCTTCGTCTGAGCTCATCCGCAGGTGAGAGCTCTTCCTCATCCAAGCTGGATGTTGATTATAACATACCTAAAGAAGCTATGCAATGGCTCTTACAATATGGGGTAACTAAACACGATGCTGAAACATATAAAATTGGTTGGAGTAATACTGAACAAATGTTAGTCTTAGTAAACACACCTGATTATTATCAGGGTAGAAACTTCAGTGGATATGGGGCAAAGTATAAATCAAAAGGTAAAAAACCTTTACTATTCTATGGGTTAGGTGATACACTAGTTTGTGTGGAAGACGTGCTGTCTTCAATTAAGGTGGTAAAATCTAATGGGGGTGTATGTGCCACACCTCTATTAGGTTCTACTATGCCTCTAAAACTTACAGAAACTATCCTAGAACGCTTTAAAAATGTAAAGATATGGTTGGATAGGGATAAAGCAGTAGAAGCTGTTAAAATGGCTAGGAATTTAAAACAAAAGGGAATCAATGCTGATGTTATTATCACACCAAAAGATCCTAAAGAATATAACACAGGAGAAATAACTGAATGGTTGAGAAACAAATAATAAAATTATTCTGTGAAGACAAAGAACTCTTTACAAAGTATTACAAATATGTTAACATTAATTATATTAAGATTAATTATAATGAATTATATAAACTATTTAATATAATAGATTTATATTATAGTAAATATATAAATACTATTACTATAAATATAAATGAATTAGATATATTTTATAATAGTAATTACTTATTAAAAGATAATGAAAGAAAAGAATTGTCTTCTTTGTTAGAAGACGTATTCTTACAAGATGTATCTAATAGGGAATTACTTGTAGGACTGTTAGAAGAACACCGCAGACGTTCTCTTGCAGGGCAAGTAGCACTAATGGCTTTAGATGTAGAAGCAGGTAAGAAAACAACGGAACAATTGCTTGACTTGTTCAACGAGTTTGAACATCAAGAAGTTGAAGTATCAGAAATTACACCAGTTAGAATGAACTTAAAGGAGCTATATGAAACGCAAATACAAACACCTGGTCTACGTTGGCGTGTTGACTGGCTTAATAAAAGTCTTGGGTCTCTTAGAAAAGGGGACTTTGGGTTTATCTTCGCTAGGCCAGAAACGGGTAAAACTACATTTCTTGCGTCAGAGATTACGAGCATGGTCAGCCAGACTGACGGTGATATACTATGGTTTAATAATGAAGAACAAGGAAATAAAGTGGGCATACGAGTCTTCCAAGCTGCACTTGGTCTCAACATCAACGACTTGTTCATTAATGATGAAGTCAAACAAGCTAGATACGAAGAGTTAACTCAAGATAGAATTAAGATTCTAGACTTTGAAGACTCAAGTAGTAAGCATAAGATTGAAGCTGTACTTAAACATTATAACCCTGCTCTTATTATCTTTGACCAGATAGATAAGATCCGTGGATTCAAAGGAGAACGTAATGACCTTGAACTTAAAGCAATTTACCAATGGGCAAGAGAGATTGCCAAAACGTATGCACCAGTTATTGCGGTGTCACAAGCAAGTGGTGAAGCAGAAGGTAAACTCTTTCTTACGATGGATATGGTTGACGGTTCGAAGACGGCCAAACAAGGCGAAGCTGACTGGATCTTGGGAATAGGTAAAGAACAAGACAACACTAGCCGTACTAGATACTTTAACATCAGTAAAAATAAACTTATTGGTGATAAAGATACCATGCCTGATCTTAGACATGGTTCAACACAAGTATTAATTAAACCAGAGATTGCTAGGTATGAAGACATCTAAGTGGACTAGATGGGTATTATTAGATTGGAATGGTTCAGTCATTAGATGGTTTAACTATCCTGCTAGTGGTACTGTGTTATACAAAGAACCTAAGATTGACTTAACTAAATTAGAGGAGTGTTTATTTTGAGTGTAGAAACTATATTGTTATTAAGACCTGATTTGACTCCAGAAGATATCCATGATATACTGGACTTTGTAGAAGAAAATGAAACTCTTCTAGATGCAGTAGATAAATTCTATCCATTAAACAAAGGAACTGGTGATTGCGCAGCTTAACTCTAGATGTAGAGACAACCATTAGCAACAAAGGCAATCCCTTTGATGAGACTAATAAACTATGTTATGTAGGGCTCCTCGGTTCTACTCCCCGTACCATTAGCATTGAGTACGGTGACGAACCTTATCGCCATAAATTAGATGAAATACAAAAGGAAATAGATGAGAGTGAGATACTGGTTGGCTTTAATATTAAGTTTGATTTGCATTGGCTTCGCAAGTATGGCATTAACTTTGTGGGTAAGCGTGTTTGGGATTGTCAGCTGGTACATTTTATACTTACAGGACAACAATATCCCTATCCAAGTCTTAACGGTGTCTCTGCTTACTATGATCTGGGTAGCAAACTTGATGTTGTTGCTACAGAGTATTGGGGCAACAAGATAGATACACCTAACATTCCTAAAGATATCTTAGAAGAATATCTAATAGGAGATTTGCAGTTAACGCAAAAAGTATATGAGAAACAGATGGAAGAATTTGCGGTATCTACAAAACCTATGCAAAGACTTATTAGTTTGCATAACCAAGATTTAATTATATTACAGGAGATGGAATTTAATGGACTTTTATTTGATGAGAATAGTAGCAATCGTTTGGCTAAAGAACTTGTGGACCAAATTGAAATCATTGACAAAATCCTTTTTGAATATCACGAGCTTGTGGAGTTTAATCCTAATAGCACGGAGCATGTATCTTCTCTTTTATATGGCGGGACTATTAAAGTCAGGCGTAGAGAAGTTATTGGTGTATTTAAAACAGGGACTCGAATGGGTCAACAAAAAGAAAGGTGGGTGGAACATGAAATAACATTCCCTAAATTGATTAACCCGATTAAAGGATCGGAGTTAGCAAAAGAAGGTTTTTTCTCAACAGATGATCAGACCTTAAAGTCTTTAAAGACTAGAAGTAAGTATGGTAAAGACCTAGTAGAAGTCTTAGTAACAAGGGCAACGCTAGAGAAAAGACTATCCACTTACTATAAAGGACTGGTTGATTTAAGAAAGGAGATGAACTGGCATGAAGGAAGATTACACGGACAGCTTAATCAATGTGTGGCTAGAACAGGTAGACTTAGTTCAAGTAAACCGAACCTACAAAACTTTGATGGCGAAATTAAAACATTATTCAGGAGTAGATATGAGTAAAGATTATGTGCAAGAGTTTAACGAACAAAGAGCTGAAGAAGAATTAGAACAAATTAAAGTAGCAGAAAAACAAAAGGAATGTGATGCTCTTACAAGCGGATGCAAAGGCTCTTGAGTGGGTATGTGCAGCTTATCTTTCACAAGATCAAACAGCTATAAAAGAGATACGAGATGGAACTGATCAACACAGCGATAATCAACTTCGTTTTGGGCTTCCTTCTCGCCTCATTGCTAAGACCTTTGTCTTTAGGCTTATCTATGGTGGTTCTGCTTATAGTTATGCTAACGACACTAATTTCACAGATGTAAGTACTAGTGAATCCTTTTGGCAAAATGTTATTGACGAGTTCTATAACAAGTATACAGGGCTTGGTGAATGGCATAAAAAGATTGTGGCAACAGCTATGAAAGATAGAAAGATAACAATGCCTACTGGCAGAGTTTATAACTATGAGCCAGAAGTAAAGTATGGCAAAGTCAAATGGCCTCGCACCAAAATCCTTAACTACCCAGTTCAAGGACTAGGTGCAGACCTGATGGCTATAGCAAGAGTATCTTTGAGTAATAGACTTAAAGATATGAAAAATGTAAAGTTAATCAACACTGTACATGATTCTATTATTGTTGACTTTGATTCTAAAGTATGCGATAATATTAGTATAGTAAAGATTGTTGATCAATGTTTTACGGATATTCCAGCAAACTTTAAGAAATTGTTTGGAGTAGAATTTAACCTTCCTATGCGGGTCGAGTGTCAAGTAGGGCCAACATGGGGTAACATGGAGATAGTAAATGTTAATTAATATTGTAGACGTAGGTGCACCAAATACACATGCAGCAAAGAATGGTAGATCATATCAATCTATTGAAGTTACATACAAAAATGAACAAGGACAAGTAGCTAATAAAAAACTAATGTCTTTTAGTAATCCTTCTGTCTTTAATTATATTAAAGAGTTAACAAAAGGTACACAAGTAAATGTAACAACAACTAAAGATGCTAATGGTTATTGGCAATGGACAGGTATTGGAGGAGATGGATCAGTGGCTACACCAGAATCTAAACCAGCAACAGGTGGTCGAGTAACAGGTAGTAACTATGAAACTAAAGAAGAACGTGCAGCAAGACAAATTCTTATTGTTCGTCAATCTTCTTTATCTAGTGCAGTAGAACTACTAGGTACTGGTAAATCTGTAGCAGATGTTATTGCAACAGCTAAACAGTTTGAAGAGTATGTCTTTGGTAAAGAAGCTAACCCTACTAAAGAAGTTAACTTTGATGACTTAGAGGATGACATTCCCGTATAATGAAAGCATTAATTGATGCTGATATTGTAGCTTACAGGGTTGCCTGTACGTGTCAAGAAGACGATGCTCAAGACTTTGTATTTGCCAGGGCAGAGGATCTAATAGATTCTATCCTAGTTAATACTGAGGCTGAAGAGTATCGTCTCTTCCTAACGGGTAAAGATAACTTTAGATATACTGTTTATCCTGAATATAAAGCTCACAGACCTAAGGAAAAACCTTTTTGGTTAGAGGCTTGCAGGCAGTATCTTATTGCTACCTTTAATGCTGAGGTTATTGATGGGCAAGAAGCTGATGATGCTATGGGGATCAATCAAACTGGGGACACAATCATTTGTTCTATTGATAAAGATTTACTTATGATTCCTGGCAAGCATTATAACTTTGTTAAAGATGAGTTTCAAGAAGTAGATGAAGCTCAAGCTATTAAGAACTTTTATATGCAGTGTTTAACTGGTGATAGATCTGATAATATCAAGGGCATTGAAAAGATAGGGCCCAAGAAAGCTGAAAAGATATTAGAAGGTTGTGTAACAGAACAAGAGTTATTCAATGCTGTAAGAGAAGCTTATAGCAATGATGAAGAGTTTATAATGAATGGTCGAGTCCTGTGGATTAGACGTAAAGATAATGAAGACTGGAAGGATAGATTTAATGCCCTCGTTCAAGAGCAAGTTGGAGGAACAAGTCTGGGCAATACTGAAGAAGGAATACCCTTCAGTTAAGTATGAACCAGATAAGTTTAAATACATACAACCTGAGAAAGAACGGACTTACATTCCTGACTTTAAAACTGGGCGTAGAAATATTTATTTAGAAGCAAAAGGTAAGTTAGATTTAGATACAAGACAAAAGATGCTGTGGTTCAGGGATTCAAATCCTGGAGTCACAGTTATCTTCTTGTTTATGAATCCTAACAATAAACTTAACAAACGTAGTAAGACTACCTATTCCAAATGGGCTGAAGACAATGGATTCCTTTGGTTAGATTTTAGAAAGGATTGGTTAAATGATTATAAACAATTGTGTGCAAAACCCTGATGGTTCTCTGGACTTTGATTTCCATGTAGATCCTAATGAAGCTTCATTCCTAATGGACTTAGCTATTAAAGAGTTAGTTAGACGTGGTGTTTTTAGTATTGCAACTGATGTAGCTCAACAAGAGCTAGACTTATTTAAAGAAGATGGAGGTATGGTATCATGAGTAAAGGAAATTCACCTGCTTTCCCCTGTCAAGATAATAATAAACAAATCTATACAGGTATGAACTTAAGAGATTACTTTGCATTAGAAGCTATGAATGGGTTACTTGAAGCTGATCATGTTAAACGTGATGATATTCCTAAAGAAGCTTATAGACTTGCTGATTTAATGCTTGATGAAAGACAGGTATATAAATGAT